TGAGCGATGCACCTTTAGTGCCTTGGCTGCTTGGCTTACGCCAGAACCTTGGCTTATGAATGCTAGTAGCATATTGGTATCTCCGCCAGTTAATTTCGAGTTTTTTCCGGTTCTGTAAGAGAAATGATATGGGTTTATACATGACTTACAATTGCAACTTGGACGGGCTACAGCACCTTCTCGCGGAACGTCTAGGTATTTCAAAATTAAATTTCTTACATAGTAACGCTGTTTAAATACGTAGAGACACGGAACATTATTGCTAAATGTACCATTCCAAGGCTCACATACTTTATAGTCAAATAAGTTTAAAGCTAATTTTTTAAATAGTTCAGAAAGGTTGGTCTGTTTACAATCTCCGTAGTTTAGTAAATAAGAGTTTGTATCTAGTGCCCGGCAGATATCCTCTGCTTGAGCTACCGCGTGGTTATTATTGTTAGCTTCTATGTGAAGTTGAATTTTTTTATCTTGCTTAGTAAACTCGAGATTATATTCTTTTAGTAACACTAGTTTTATTTAGGTGCATAGAAAGCTGTGCCTTCATAGTTATACCCTAGTTCCGCTAAAGTGGCCATCTCGTTAGGGTCTTTAGTTAACAAGTGTTGACCCGTTACTGCGTTGTAATAACGTTCAACTGCTTCGGTTCCTTCTCGCTGAGAAGTATAGGCTTCTCCCGTTACTCCTTCAGCTTGATAACCACCCGCAACTGCAGCGTCTACTTCCGCTTTATTTGTCGTCAGTAGATGATTGCCTGTTGAAGGGTTAAATATTCTATATACGTCGGAAGCTTCGGATAAATTCTCATCCTTATACAGGTTAAAAGAGGGACCCTCCCTCGTAAAACCTTCGAGATTTTCGACACTTGGGTTCGATGTTTGTAAATGCCCCCCTCCAGGCTTATAAAATCTCTCCATCGCCATAATTTGCGGCGTGGCCTTGGGTGTAGGTGTAGCTTCAGGTGTAGGTGTAGCTTCAGGTGTAGGTGTAGGTGTCGGTTCTGGAACTTTAAATGTATCTTCTGGCTCTTTGCCTGGAGGTTCAGTTAAAGGAGGGTTAGTTAAAGGAGGGTTATTTCTTCCGCCATCATCACCTCCGCCATCATCACCTCCAGAAGAAGGAGTTTCTGCTTTAAAATCCGGTGCGGAAGGGTAGGTTATAGAAGGGGAAGTGCCAGGTGGCGGTGTAAATGTAGGTGTAGTAGGTGTAGTAGGTGTAGTAGGTGTAGTAGGTGTAGTAGGTTTAGCGGGTGTTTCTCCTGTAGTAGGTAAAAACTCTGTAGGCGGAGGAGTAATCGCATCAGGTCTTGCATATCTTATTACACCTCCTTTTTGGTTCTCTGGTTTGTTGTATCTAAGTCTGCCTTCTTGTACATTAAATTTATCACCTGCATATTGAGGTTTAACATACTGATCAAAAAAATCTTGTCCTAAAGAATCTAAAAATTGTTTAGTTGAATCATCAATATCTGTTTCTGGAAAAGAAGTTGTATCGGCTGTCTTTGTTGGAGAGGTTTCTTCTACTGATGAGGTAGGGCCTTCACCAGCCATACGAATTGGTTCGGGATCTTCTTGTTCTGTTATACCAAGAGCTTTTTTTTCTTCCGGCGTGGACAAATCTAAATAGTTTTCTGGGAACATTGTATCCCCAGCCGAAAAAGGCTTACCTGGTTCTAATCGTTTTCCACCGAAAAAATAAGCCACGAGATAAATACTTGAAGAAGGTTAACAGTTAGCTGATTGTCCTTGAGACAGAAGTAGCATCTGTCTTAGGCTGCTCTTTTTTAACTTTTAGAGCCGGTTTATATACATTTTTTAAGTCAGGGAAGTAACGAGTCAGAGTAGAGGGGTTTTCCTCTTCTTGTTCTACGGCCTGACTAAAAGTATCTCCCGCAAAGCGCATGGGTTTTTTTTAGTTCTGTTCCATGTTAGCAAGTTTACAAGCTAATTCTTCTGGTCATAAATCTGTGTAGTTTGTGTCCTTTACGAACTACTATATCTAGAGTTTTTGCACGAAGAGAAGCTTCTTCGTAAGTATTAAACCATTCTGCGTCGTCTCGTTCGGAACAGTAACTAACGACCGTATTGTCTTGTAAAAATGAACGTAAGTAGTCTCCATCTAGGTTTTGGATAACCCACGCCTCTCGAAGTGTTAACTCAGGTTTTGCAGCCATTTCAACCTGTGTTGAAAATAAAGATTTCTCTGCAAGTTTAGTCATTTTGCGGCCCATGAACTTCCTACAGAAGCGTCAGCAGAAGAAGGAACTGATTTTAAAACTGTTTCAGCCGATTTAATCATGGTTGTCTCAAGAATCTCTTTATAAGTCTCAGCTAATTCTTCTTTTACTTCAAGTACCAATTCATCGTGGACAGCAGCGACCAATCGAACATCTTCATTTAAATGTTTGTTTAAATCCGCGATTGCCAACTTTAAAATATCAGCCCCACTTCCTTGGATTAGTGTGTTGGCGCTGCACATCATTGTCGCATCATCGTAACTTAATAGCCGTCGTCTTCCGCAAGCTGTTCGAATATAAGCCCAACCTTCTTGTACCAGAGATGCTCTTTCTTGGTGCCACGCCCGTAAACGAGGGTAAGCCAAATGAAATGCCGCGTGGGCAATCTTAGCTTCTGATAAACTAATCATCTTTCCACTTTGAGCAGCATACGTTTTATATTTTCGGTAACCCATACCGTATAAGAGAGCAAAGTTCAGAGTCTTACCTTCTTGCCTCTGCTCCTTTGTAACCGAAGAAATGTCAATTTTATATATCAGGCTGGCAGTTAAGGTGTGTAAGTCAATGTTTTTAACGAAAGCTTCTTTCATCTGAGCTATGTTTATGAGCTCCGCACCGAGGCGTAACTCGATTTGAGCCCAGTCACAAATAACCAACTTATAACCTGGAGCGGCAATAAAGCATTCTCTAAAATCTTTTGACCTTGGAACTTGCTGAATGTTTACTGCATAAACTGTTTTTCCCTGTGTTTTAGTTGTTTTAGGCGATCCATTGCTGGTAAAACGTCCGGAGTTTGCACCAACTTGGTTGTAACCAGAGTGTATCCTGTGGGTTACAGGGTTTATATTACTAATTAATTTATTTACATGCTCTAATCGAGTCTCAATTTTAGTTCGTTCTCGGTACAGAATCAAGGTTGAGTCTTCGCTATCAAACTCAGAAAGGGCGATTTGGTTAAGCGTGGTCTTGCCCGTCGTGGCATCTTTAGGCAACTCGATATTGCAAGAACTAAAGACATTGACAATCTGGGCTGTTGATCCGGGGTTGAATTCTTTCTTTGGTTTTTTTCCAACAGCAATAGAACCGTCACTAGACCTTGGAAGTTTGCAATCTTCTGGAAGTCTAGAGTCAAGTTCGTTAATAAACTGTTCGGTTTTTGCAACCAGTTCATCCTCAATACGTTTACGCAACACCATTAATTTCGTTACATCAACCCCAAATCCTGTGTGACACATTAAAGCCACAGGGCGAACACACTGCGACTCGACGCTATAAATAGGAGTTAAATTTTCTTCACGCAGCTCTTCCAGTTGATCTGCGGCAATGCGTGGCAGTACGTCAACGTCTTTTGCTGCATACTCTATTTGTTCTAACGTTAGTTCGGGTTGAGACCAATCTGTTCGACGCTGCTCTTTATCGAGTTCAATGTTAAGACGCCTTAGTGCGATGGCTTTTAAACTGCACGACAAATCCGCAAAGTAAGGTTTTTGAGCTTGAGGACTAATCTTTTTTTCTTTAAAACCTGAACGCAATACACGCTCAGCAATGTAAGTATCATAAATCTTGTTTTTAAAATCAATTCCTAACTCATATAAGAACTGCAAGTCAAAATTTAAATTTTGACCAATTATCATTTCGCGGGACTCTATTAACTCCTTTAACGCGCTGTCAGCTTGAACTTTAAATAAGTCAAAAACATAAACAATACGATCCTCATCAGTTGGATTGCTGTCACACAACTGGAGTAAACGCGGTTTAGCCAATCTTGCTTGTAGCCCTGTTGTTTCGAAGTCAAGGCAAATCTTTTTATGTTGGGTAAGAATTCCAATGGCTTCGGTGTACGTATCGGGTGTTGTTATGTAGTTGATGTGCATTAGAAGTTTAAAAGAAAATAGTAAAGGCGCCCCCGCAATGCAAACTGCGAGGACGCCGCAGACCTAAAAGTTAATAAACGTCGTTTTGCTCTTCGGATTCTTCTTCCAGTTCAGGAACTACATAAGAAAGTAGTTCCATAAACTTCCCCGTCTCACCCGTGTGGTAATC